CCCGATTGAGGAAGTCACACGCGCACAGCGGCAGGTAGGCAAGACCGTGATTCTTGGGGCGGGCTACGGCGTCGGGCATAAGAAGCTGCGGGCGTTCCTGAAGATGCAAGCCACGGTGGACGTATCCGAGGAAGAGGCCAAGCGCATCGTGGACAAGTACCGCGCTACGTACCCAAACATCCCCCTGTTGTGGAAGCAAGGCGACGCTGCACTGCGGGCGCTGGCTATGGGCAATGCCATGCGGGTGGGTGAACCGGGCATCATCAACGTCGTACCGGGCAAGGGGCTTACGCTGCCAAGCGGGTTGTTCATCCAGTACCCTGAGTTGATGCGGGTGGTCATGAAGACCGTAGAGGGCGAGGAGAAGAACCAGTGGCGTTACATGTCCAAGGGCGTTCCGGTGTACATCTACGGCGGCAAGGTTGTGGAGAACTTCTGCCAAGCCGTTGCCCGGTGCGTTGTCGCAGAGCAGATGCTGCGTATAGCCAAGCGCTACAAGGTGGTGCTGACCGTGCATGACGCGGCTGCCATCATCGCCAAAGAATCAGAATCCAAAGAGGCGCAAGCCTATGTCGAGGAGTGCATGTCATGGAATCCAAAGTGGGCAACGGGGTTGCCACTAGCTTGCGAGTCGGGCGTCGGGTATTCTTATGGGGACTGCTAACAAGTACAATCAGTGCCCACTCAACGCAGAAAAAACCTATGGCACTTGCACATTCATATAGCTCTATTAAAGACTACCTTGGATGTCAGCGGAGGTATCACGAGGTTCGCATCCTCAAGCATTTTAAATCGTCACCAACGGAAGCAACGCTCTACGGAGAGCGTGTACACAAAGCCTTTGAACTCTACATCCAAAACGGAACCCTACTTCCAGAAAATCTTAAGCACTACGAGCGTTTCGTGGAGCCTCTTGCCAAAGTTGCAGGTGAACTCAAGTGCGAACTCAAGCTCGGCATTCGCCGGGACTTCTCGCCCTGCGAGTTCTTTGCAAAGGACGTATGGTTCCGGGGTGTCCCAGACTACCTAGCGCTTAACCACGCTAAGGGTATCGCTCGGGTTGGGGATTACAAGACAGGCAAGTCGAGTCGGTTTGCAGATACAGAGCAGCTTGAGCTTATGGCCGCGATGGTAATGTCGCACTACCCCAAGGTTAATATCGTCAAGGGGGCACTGCTGTTCGTCGTTGCGAACGATGTCGTGAAGGCCGAGTACACCCGGGCGCAGCTACCAGAGATTTTCTCCAAGTGGGCGGGCCACGCGAGTATGATTGAGTCCGCGCTTGACGGTGGGGTTTGGAATGCGCGGCCTAGCGGCCTGTGCGGGTTCTGCCCCGTCACTACGTGCGAACACCACAAGTAGGAGTTAGACATGCCCCGCAACTACGCCGAAGAATACAAAAAGTACCAAGGCACCCCGAAGCAACTTGCGGCTCAATCCGAGCGGCATAAGGCGCGGCGGGCTTACGAGAAAACCAACGGCACCCTGCCAGATAATGTGGACGTAGACCACAAGAAGGCCCTATCCAAGGGGGGCTCGTCCAAGGTAGGCAACTTGCAGGCAGCTTCTCGGGCTGCAAATCGAAGTTTTGCCCGTACCAAAGCGGGCGCGATGAAGTCGCAAACAAGCAAACGGGAAGCCGCAAAGTAGGGTAAGATTCCCGCACTAGCGAAGGCTGGTGTTTTTGGTTGCTGTTAGTTCAAGTTGGTTCGCACGGTAGTTCACCCTACCGTGCTTTTTTCGTCTGTGGAAGGAAACCCGTGGAAATAATTGACAACCGGGCCTTGCAGTTTGTGACACGAAAGGCGGACCAGATCACCGCCCTGATACCCAAAAGCAAGGTCATTGCCCGCAAGGGCGACCAAGCAAAGATCATCGTAAATTGGGGGCACAACGAAGCCAAGCTGCTTCGTAACCTTCAGATCAAGGACGTACCGCACCCCATCACGGGCAGGTACAAGTGGCCCGGGGTCTATACCCCGTTTTCGCATCAGCGAGAGACAGCCGCGTTCTTGGCAACGCATCCCAAGTGCCTTGTGCTATCGGAGGCGGGGACAGGCAAAACAAGCGCAGCAGCGTGGGCTGCGGACTACCTCATGCGGCATGGGGAAATTCGCCGGGTGTTAATCGTATGCCCGGTGTCTATCATGGACACTGCATGGCGGTCTGACTTGTTCAAAACGGTTATGCACCGCACGGTGGCTATTGCCACAGGCTCCCGCGACAGGCGCATCAAGATCATTGACGGGGACTACGAGTTTGTCGTCATCAACTTTGATGGTGTGAAGGTTGTCCGCGCCGAGTTGGAAGCCGCTAAGTTTGACCTTGTTATCGTGGATGAGGCATCGGCCATCAAGTCTACTGGCACGGACCGCTGGAAAGCGCTAAACACGCTTGTCTCTCCCGCTACGCGGCTTTGGCTTATGACGGGCACGCCCGCATCGCAGTCACCGGTAGATGCCTATGGTCTTGCCAAGCTCGTGAACCCCGGGTCAGTGCCTCGCTTTGCAGGGGCGTTCCGCGACATGGTGATGTACAAAGTCACGCAGTTCAAATGGGCTGCAAAACGTACGGCTCAGGATACGGTCTACCGCGTGCTGCAACCCGCTATCCGGTTTACCAAAGAGGAGTGCTTAGACTTGCCCGACATGCTGTACACCACTCGGGATGTACCGCTGACCAAACAACAAAAACACTACTATGACGTAATCAAAAAGTCGATGATTGCACAGGCCGCAGGCGCGGAGATTACGGCGGTCAACGCCGCAGGGTTACTCAACAAGCTACTCCAAGTGAGCGCGGGGTGTGCGTACACAACAGACCGGGATGTCGTTGAGTTCGATGTCAGCAACCGGGTTAACGAACTCCTTGACGTAATCGACCAGACCGCGCACAAGGTCATTGTGTTTGTTCCCTTCAGGCACGCGCTGGAGATGCTGGAGCAGCAGTTAGCCAAGGCTAGTGTGTCGTTCCGGTCAATCCACGGCGGTACACCCGCTTCGCAACGCTCTGAGTCCATCAAGCAGTTTCAGACGGAGGACGATCCCAAAGTTATCCTACTGATTCCGCAAGCCGCTGCACATGGGATTACCCTTACCCGGGCAGACACCGTAGTGTGGTGGGGGCCTGTGCCATCCGCAGAACTGTACATCCAAGGCAACTCTCGCGCTCACCGTGCGGGGCAGACCAACAAAGTCACCGTCGTGCGACTGCAAGGGAGCCCGGTGGAAGCCCGCATATACGCCCTGCTCGACGGGAAGATCGACTTACATCAAGGGCTGGTAGACCTTTATAAACAAGAAATAGCTTGACTCTGGTAATTGACTGTGTATAATAAAGACTCCAACCAACTAAGGAAACAAACATGACTGAAAAAATAATCGACGCCGACAAGCTCGTCAGGGTTTACATCAAAATGCGCGACGCTAAAGCGCATATGGTGGCGGAACATGACGCTAAAGTGCTTGAGCTTGAAGAGAAGATGGCGCTTGTCGAACATGAGCTTTTGGATATTTGCAAGACAACCGGGCAAGACGGCGGCAAGACTGCCCACGGCTCATTCACGCGCACTGTAAAGACCCGCTACTGGACGACCGACTGGGACTCCATGTATCGCTTCATCAAAGACCATGATGCCGTTGAACTGCTGGAGCGCCGTGTAGCCCAACTCAACATGAAGACATTCCTGCAAGAGAACCCCGGGCTGCTGCCTGAAGGTCTTAACGTAGATTCCAAATATTCCATCACCGTAAGGAGAGCCACGAAGTAAACCCCGTCCCGTACCCTCATCCCATCTAACCGTTAGAAACTTACCCACTTATATGTCCGAACTCACACTTTTTAAATCTGGTGCTACGCTCCCCGACTACCTGCGCTCGGAGCCTGATGAAATGACCAAACGCCTTGCTGGCGGCTCCGCTGGCAAGTCTATCTCTACGGAAGGCGGCGTGTTCCGCATGATCGTAGGCGGCGACGAAATTGCCAAGAACGAAGACCGCGCCATGAACATGGTGTTTGTCAACGCTGCGGCTGATGTGGCCCGTGCTTACTACGAAGGCCAATACGTGAAGGGCGAAGCCTCTAGCCCTCTCTGCGCTTCTGGCAACGGCAAGGTTCCAGACCCAGCCAGTGTGGCCCCGCAAAGCGCGTCGTGTGCTACCTGCCCCCAGAACATCGCTGGGTCCGGTCAAGTTGGCGAATCCCGGGCGTGCCGCTTCAACCAGCGGTTTGCTGTGGTGTTGGAGAACGACCTCAGCGGTAACGTGTACCGGTTGCAGTTACCGGCTACATCGCTCTTTGGCAAAGCCGAAGGGGACAAGATGCCCATGCAAGCCTATGCGCGTTTTCTGTCGGGCCACGGTGTCCCGCTGTCCGGTATCGTTACTGAAGCCCGGTTCGATACGTCGGCCTCTGTGGCAGTCTTGAAGTTCCGTGCAGTGCGCCCGTTGACTCGTGATGAGCTTGCTGCCGCACGGGCGCAGGGTGCGTCGGATGACGCGACGCAAGCCATCGAGTTCAAGCTGGCCCCTCCGAAAGAGCAGTCAGTCCCCGCACTCCCCGCTGCATTCGCAAAGCCCGTCGCAGAGGAAGCTCCCGCCGAAGCTGCTCCGCCGATCAAGCGTACCGCCAAGAAGCCTGACCCTGTAGTGGCCCCAACCAAGGATGTTGCCGCAGTGTTAGACGAGTGGGGCTCAGACGATGAGTGATGCACGGGGCTATTCATACGCCCTAGTGAAAGCCATCGAGGCCGCAGACCCTAAGTTGTTGGGGGTGCGGCTAGGCCGAGTATGCGTTGCAAAGGGTGTACCTGTATCTACAGTTGCCACTCGGTGTAACGTGACGCGGCAAACCGTGTATTGGTGGTTCACTGGGGTCTTTAAGCCGAAGCCCAGCTTTACCGACATGCTCACAGAAATACTCGAAGAGTACGAGAAAGACCGGGTATAGTCTCGGTCCGGGGCTTGGGGGAATTGATCCCTCCCCGACAAAGCGGAACACGGGCCGCTGCCCCACCTTATTCCCCGTAATTTCCGCCCGTGAGGACTCGTGAATTACTCCTTCTATACAGCCGTCCTTCCTCCAAACGGTCCCTATTGCGCGGTTGGTATCTCCCCCGGCAAGATAGTTCCAAGTTTCCACACTACCCTTGCGGACCTTATCGCCCACGGCGATATCCTATACCAGCAAGGACTCGATGCGTACTTTGCAGTAGCAAGCTACGTTGACCCGGCGCTAGGCCGTAAGGCTGAGAACGCTAAAGAATTTAAGTCCTTCTTTGTGGACATTGACTGCGGTGCGGGTAAACCCTACGCAGACCAAGCGGCAGGTGCTGCTGCCTTACGTGTGTTCCTGCAAGCTACCAAGCTACCAGAGCCGTTCGTTGTCAACTCAGGGCGCGGGTTACACGCATACTGGCCGTTCCACGAGGTGCTGAATCTCACAACATGGCGACCACTGGCCCGCAGGTTCAAGCAGCTTTGCGGAGAACACCGCCTTCAGATTGACCCGTCGGTAACCGCTGATGCGGCTCGTATCCTGCGCATGGTGGACACGGGTAACTTTAAGCAAGACCCGCCCTTGCCCGTGCAGGTAATGACGGATGGCGTTGTGTCTGACCTTGCGGTTCTTATTAGCCTGCTGCCTGTCTCGATGGAGATGGACTTTAGCGTAGCCCGCGAGTACGGCACAGACGACATGACCCGGGCGCTGGCGGGGGGCGACTTCCCACCCACGGAGTTCTCCCGTATCGTCCGCAAGAGTCTCAAGGGTAAGGGGTGTGCGCAGATCGCCAACGCCGTGCAGAACGCGGCTACCTTGGAAGAGCCCTTGTGGCGGGCTGCTCTGTCTATTGCATGGCGCTGTACCGACGCCGAGACTTCCATCCACACGTTGTCACGGGCGCACCCTGACTACACTTTTGAGAACACGTTGCAGAAGGCTGAAGCAACAGCCGGTCCGTTCACTTGCGATTGGTACAGAGCCAATTACAGCGCTCTTTGCACAGGCTGTACCCAACGTTGCACTAGCCCTATTGCTATCGGGCGCAAGATGGAGGAGGCGCAGATCGTCGGGGATGCGTACGTAGTTGAGCAGCAACTAGAGGCCGACAACTCAGTGGCTGCGGTTCCCCAGACCGTGCAGGTATCTATCCCGGCTTACCCGTTTCCGTATTTTCGTGGCATCCACGGCGGGGTGTACCTCAAAGCGAAAGACGCGGATGGCGACCCCATTGAGCTTGAAATCTACAAGCACGACCTGTACTTGACATCGCGGTTCTACGACGTTAACGAGCAGGGGGAAGGTGACGGCGAGATGGTTGGGGTTAACTTGCACACTCCGCACGACGGCATTCGGCGCATCGTGGCCCCCGTAGCTACGTTGCTCACAAAAGAAAAGATGCGGGACTCGCTCCTGCGGCACGGCGTAATCGCAATCAACAAAGACTTGGACCTCATCATGGCGTACTTCGCATCCTCTATCCGTAA